CGACGGCCAGATGATGATTCATGGGAAAGAATACACCTTGTTTTACATGTAGAACAACAAGACGCGAACAAAAATAGACTCTGGCTCGGAGTCTTATCCGCTGGAGATAGAAGTAAAATCTTAAAACATGCTCTAGACGGACATAAGGAGGCCGGCGAACGCCTTAAATCCTTTCGCTGACGACGAAGATTACTTTCATCTAGTCGATATACTGGCTCGAAACTATGGAGCGTTACCGAGCGAGATACGGCGTCTAGACTGGTTCGATTTGGCGTTCTGTATTCAGTGTTTAAGAACTCGCGGAGACAGACTTACGACGGCGCTTCGTAAGAATAAGAAGAGCGGAGTCCAGCCGATGTTATCTCTCGGAGACTATGTCGATTTACTAAAATAGAAAAAGACGACGGAGCGAACTCCATCGTCTAAATTGCTAACCGTTCAAGTCGTAACGGCTTTCGGAATCTCTGTCGACTATTTTACTTTTCTTTTCTCGGATTGAATCTTACGGACGTATTGTAAAAGAACTGTATCGCTTAAATCTGGATACAGAAAGTCGGCGACGTCGGCGAGGAGTTCGACGCTCGGATAACCGTCGCCAGATTTCCATTTATGAACCGATACTCGCGAAACGTCGAGTAGTCTAGCGATTTCGACTACTGATTTATCGATTTGTCTAAAGTCGTAAGAGAGCAAGTCCGAGAACGAGCCATTCATTAAAAGTCGAGTACGAGTCCGGCCGAACTCTCGCACTAGATTTCTGTCGTAGTTTTCCATAGTATCTCCATGTAGATAGTTAGCAAGTCGAAAGACTTAATAAAAGTATACAATAGTTTACGAAAGTTTACAAGGGAAATCGACAGACTATCCGAAAACATTCGAATAGACTATTATAAACGATAGGAGACTCTATGGCCGATACTGTAGTTCAATACGTTTTAAAAGTCGACGCGAACGGAGCGAAGAAATCGCTAGACCAGACGTCGAGAGAAGCGAAACAGACGAGCGAAGACTTCGATAAACTTTCGAAGTCTTCGACGCGAGTTTCGGCTTCTATGGATAAAGTCGGCCGTTCTAGTAAGAACGCAACTTTAAGCGCTCGTAACTTCCGTCGAGCCGGTCGCGATTTGGATGGAGCGTTCGGAGATTTAGCGCAAGGTTTAAGTATCTTAAATCCGGCTCTCGGTAGTACGTTAATGACTATCTCGGACGGAGCGAGCGTCGTCGAGGGTCTCGGACGTTCTATGTCTCTGTTCTTAAATCCGGCGTTTCTCGTCGCTGGAACTGTAGCACTCGGAGCCGGTCTCGCGCTCTTCGAATACCAGAGAGAAGCCGAACAAGCGAAAGCCGAGAACGAACGTCTAGAGAAAATCTTAAACGATACGGCCGAAGCCTTAAAGACGCAAGAACAGAACATAGAATCGGCGAGTAATAGTTTACTGACATACGCGAACGATTTACAGTCGGCGAGAGACGCTCTCGGTTTACTCTCTGGCTCGCTGACTCAATATCAACTAGATTTAAGAAACGCCGAACAGGCTTCGGCGGAGTTTTCTCGCGGTTCGAATGAATCAATAGAGAATCAGATTAACGCAACGAAAGAAAGTATCTCTCTTCGCCAGCAAGAAATAAAGGCTCTCCGGATTAAAGTCGCTAGGATGAAAGAAGAGCGAAAACTTTCCGAGCCATCGGCGGTAATGAGAGCCGCCGGAGCGGAAACGACATTCGGAGAAGAGGGCGCGCTAGAGAAACAAGAACGACAGAGACTCGAAACCGCGAGACAGAAACTCGAAGTCGATAAACAATCTCTCGAAGCATTACAAGAACAGAGACTCGCCGTATCGAATCAGAGTAAGGAACTAGAGCAAACATTAAAAGAAACGGCCAGAATACAAGAACAGAACAGAAAGAACGCCGAAGCCGAGAAACGTCGACGACAACAAGAACGAGAAGAACGTCGTCTAGACGCCGAGTTCGAGAAAATATTTCAAGCAGAAGAAGCGAAAGCAAAGAAGAAAGCGAGCGAAGAAGAAAAGAAGATTCAAGATGCTTTAAAGGCTCGACAAGAACTCCAGAAACTCGCGCTATCTACAGAAACCGACGCTCGAACTCGAATACAAGAACAGTTAAAGAACGAGATTAAAGCCGTTCAGGATTTGGCCAAACTTTCCGGAGACCAGTCGACGGCGAATACTGTAATCGCGAATCTCCGAAAGAAATCGGCCGAAGAGTTAAAGAAATTAAACGAAGAAGAACTCGAAATCTTACGAAAGAAAGCCGAAGAAGAAAAGAAGATAACCGAAGAGAAAAGAAAACAGACTCTCGAAGCCATCCAACAAACGACCGGAACTCTCGCCGGCGGTTCTGTTACTGACATAGCGAATCTAATCTCTCCAGCGTTCGGCGCGGTTATCGGAGGGCTATCGGCTATCGGCGAGAAGACTCCAGCGGAGAGAAGAGAAGAACTCGCGTTACAAGTCGAAGCCGTAAAAAATGGACTCGCTTTCTTACCAGAGATATTTTTACAAGTCGTTCCCCAATTGGCTCTAGCATTACTCGAAGCGTTCGTCGATGGTTTTCAATTGTTCTTACGAAATCTAAAACAAGTATTCGAAGATTTTTTCTCGTTCAGAAATGGAGACAGAACAGAGAGAAGAGAGAGAAGACAGAGAGCAATAGCGGACTTTTTCGATCCCGATAAGACGGCTTCGTTTATGGGCGGTGGAACATTCATACCGAAAGCGGCCGGCGGTATTCGTTACACTGGAAACGAACAAGGACTCGCGATGTTACATAGAGGAGAGTTCGTCGTTCCAGCCAGCGGACAGAGAAACCAGAACGCCGATAGACAACTCTCGGCCGGCTCTGGAATGAATGTCGTAATAAACTCGGCCATCGTAGATAGAAACGCCGTCGACGCTCTCGTTCGAGAAATCGAGATACGATTTAATAATAAGTTCGGAGTATCTAGTTCGAATCTCTTCGGCGGACGGTGATTTATGGGAAACGCTAAATTCTTTTACTATCCAGAGCCGAACGGTTCTCACCTTGTAACTATTGATATAGGCGAAGCGCTCGGAGAAATGTTTTCCGATATGATAGTCGACGTCGTCGACGGAGTTTCGTTAACTGGCTCGATTTCTCGTTCTGTCGGACTTATGACAGAGACCGTAACTATCCAACGCGATAGAATGATACTCGGAGAAGATTTGGCGTATCAGTTCGAAGCGTTACAGAACCATCTAGATAGAGGATACTCCGTCGGTTTTACGGCTGACGACGATTATTCGTACTGTTTTCCATTACTCGGAACTCATCAGAGCGGAGTATTCGAAGTTAAAGTCGGTCGTCCGCCGTTTCTGAACATGCTAGGAACTGGGAACAATCCGTCTATATCTGTCGGCGACTATTTAACTATCGAAACGTCTTCTCCGAATCAGATTCGAGAACGCGTAAAGGTTACGAACGTCGATAGTATGTCTCCTACTGGACTCGGCGGAACTTTCGAAATCGATAAACGTCTATGTTTCGAATATACGAGACCGGCTTTCGCTAGACATAGTCGCTTTTTTCCAGTACTGAAGAGACCGTCGAACTCTGTCGGCCAGAACATAATAACGAACGAGTCCGGACGACTCTTTAATCTGAACGTAACGCTCGTCGTCGATTACGAAACTCTTTTCGCTTTCCATCCGAATACAATATCCGAAGACGGAGTATCTCTCGGACGTGGACTCGGCGGAACTCCGCCAACCGCTGGAAACTTACCGACTGGATTCGGACGCTTCGCCGGTCTCGACGGAATGGCTCGCGGTTTTCGAGATATGGCCGAGAATGGACAGTTAGCCGATACCGGAGGACAACCGCCGGACTTTATATGGGATAACTAGATATGTCATGGAGTCAGAGTTTTATAGAGTCTTTATCGAGTCCGTCGAAGAGCGTATCTTATATTTTACGCTTTCTCGGCTCGTCTCTGGACTATCGACTTTCGAACGGCGAGACGATAGGTATCGGCGGAGAAATCCGGCTCGGTTCGGCTGACGTAACTATCGAATCGTCTTCGGTTACTCCGGTTCGCTGGAGTATTAACTTCGGCGGATTTACGGTCTCTGTACAAGGAGATTTACGGCCGGTTCTGTCTAAAGGATTTATTCGCGGAGCGATGGCCGAACTCCTCGTCGTTCGAAACGGCTCTCGTAATCGAGTCTGTATCGGCCAGTTAAGAACGATTCGCGGAGTTCGTAACGTATGGACTCTAGAGTTCGTCGATTTCCTTACGGCTATGCAATCCAGATTAACAACGTCTCCGAGTAAAGGCCAGTTCTGGTATAACGCTGGAACGACGGCCGAAGTTACGTCGTCGTTTAACTATTCGAGCGATACTCGTTTATATTTGGATGATGTAACTATATTCGAGAAAGAGACCGGAGCGAATGGAATAATAAAAATCGTCTCCTCTGTTCATGGCGAAGAAGATTAC